ATCGTAAAGATAATTAGATTTTTCAAACAAGGAATGGCACCTATCAGAGAAAAATCAAGACTGTTTTTAAGAACTCCAAATACATTTAAAATTAAATATGTTCAATTGGGGCGTGATAGTGAAAGTCCATTTATGAATAAGTTTAAGGAGTGTGCTCTTCTGTCATGCAATGTTCAATATACACCTGAAGGAAACTATGCACCATATGATGATGGTGCAATGTCTTCATATGTAATGTCTTTGCAATTCAAAGAACTTGAACCAGTATATAATGATGATTATGGTAATGAAGACGTAGCAGCAGTAGGTTTCTAAGATGTCAAATTACTTCAGTGTAGTTCCAGATTTTGAATATGTTAGCAGACTTCCCGATGCTAACATATCCGATTACATTAATGTAAAAAATTTCTTTAAAAGAATTACTTTAAAACAAGATATCTATCAAGACTTATCTTTCTTTACCAAGTATAAGATTAAAGGCGATGATAGACCAGATAATGTTGCTTTTCAAGAGTATGGTAGATCTGATCTAGACTGGATTGTTTTAACTAGTAATAATATTTTAAATATTCAAAGTGAATGGCCCATGCCACAGTTTGAATTTGATAAGTATCTAATTGAAAAGTATGGGACATATGACAACTTAAATAATACTCATCATCATGAAACAACAGAACTTAAAAATAATGATGATGTTATTATTGTTCAAAAAGGTTTAAGAGTAGAGTCTAATTATTCAATTACATATTATGAAAACTCTGGGATGGTCACACAAAGTCCTGTTGTAGAAGTTACAAATTATCAGTATGAGGAACAATTGAACGATAGTAAAAGAAATATTTTTCTACTGAAAGACATATACTTAAATGTTATCATTGATGATTTTCAAGATCTCATGACATATAAAAAAGGTTCCAGTCAATATAAGACTGAAACCTTGAAGACTGCTGATAATATCAGACTATTCTAATATCACTCTTCAGCAAGTTTTTGGAAGTAAGACAATGCATCATCCTCATCTGAGTCAGCAGACTTAGTAGGAGTGATGTCTGGTGCATTGAAGTCTGCAGTGGGTTCAGGGCGACGTGCTTGGAAGTCAGGTGTGTAAGAACCACGATCACTGTCCTCATTAGAGGTTTCTTCATCATAGCGACGGGCAGGTGGTTTAGCACCGAGCACCATCTTCAGACGCTTCTCTAGATCTTCATAGGACTTGAACTGGTCAGCAGCAGTCAGTGCAGTAAGAGAATATTGCTTCTGCCATACGGCTTCCAGTGCATCGTCATCATCAAGGAGAGGTGCAACTGCAGCGAACTCTGAAGAATCATAGTTCCAGTAACCTGCAACCTTCTTCAACTTCAGTCTGAAGTTAGCACCCTGCCAGAAGTCAAAGGGATTGATTGGAGTCTCATCCTCAAACTCAGGTTGCATTGCTTCCATGATCTTATCAAAGATCTTCTTACCAAACTTATACAGGAAGACTTTACCTTCATTGTCGGGGTTTGCTTTGTCCTGCACAACATAGATGTTGGCATAGTAGGACAGTTTGCGCTTCTGCTTACGAACAGTGTCCTTGTCGGATTCGACACCACTGTTCCACAGTTCGCGGTTGTGCTCTGAGACAGGATCCTTACCACCATTAGTAGTCAAGGAGTTTTCAATGTACCAACCACCAGGACCTTGGAAGGCATGGGAGTACATCTTTGCCCAAGGGAGTTCTTCTCCATTTGGTGCGGGCAGGAAACGGATCACGGCATAACCATTGCCGGTCTTGTCCATTTCAGGTTTCCAGAGACGGTCATCTCCACCGCCGCTAGTGTTGTTCATCTTCTCTACTTCTTTCACCAGTTTAGAGGTGAGGGAACCAAGAGAAGATTGCTTCTTAAGATCAGAAAATGACATTCAGATTACCTTAGATTAGTTGGATTTGGCTTGTGTGTACTTCGTTATTCTACAGGGCAGATCCTGGATTGTCAATCTGTTGTCTCATCACGAATAACATTTTAGACATGTTATTGAAGACAACATTCATGTCCCCCCCTTTGGGTAGACCCATCATCATTGCTGACTCGATGATTTTTTCTTTCATTTGTTTTGCTTCGGGATCGTCCGATAAACTCAAACGAGTATAAAGAACTTTTTGTTTATCAATGAGTTTCTCTAACATAGAGATATGAAAAAATTTTTCTTCAGTATTCATTGAAGGAAATGAGAACACGTTACGATAAACGTCTTCCTGCAGTTCGCTAATTTCTGTCATCTCAGCACGGACAACATCAGAATCGAAAAAACTCATGTTACTTTAAAACGATCTCCTTTAAAACTTTTTTATAACGAGGTACATCAATATTTAGGAAGGGTGAATATTTTTTCATTCTTAAACTGACGGTTTCCCACACTGGATCTTGTAGTTTCTTATCCCAGTCTTTTCTAAATTCAAGAATTCTATCAAGTATTACCAGAGTTTCAATTGAGATATTATCTCTTAGATATTCTTTGAGGATTTGTGGGTGGCTAGTGCCTTCCAAAGAAAACATGGCATCAAAGTTATTGTCTGCAAATATAGATCCTGTTTCTTCCTTGAACAAGTAAGTAAGTGATTGGGTTCGCTTTTTCCAATCGGTGTATCTACTCTCACCCTCTCTTATCATCTCTCCAATCCAAAGTTTACTTGGATCAGTACAGGTAATAAAATTAGACACAAAGAATTCAATTACTTCTTGATCTGTTTTCTGTCGGGATACTTTTTCAAACCAAAATCTATCCTTCCTTTTATAAAAGGATTGAACAGTAGCACGACTCTTACCACAATACTTATGGTAATCATACTTCTCTTTCGTGAAGTGATTCTTCAAGGAAAGATATTGCTTGTAGGCATCAAACGGCATCATGAAAAAAGTAATAGGGTCAATTTTTTGCCGGAAAATTTTTCTACCAGTTTCCGATTATAAAGGCAATTTTGCTCTGGAACTTCTCTTCAAGAAGTTAAGTTCCATGGCCTCGTATTTTAATTTTTCTTTGAGTGGTTTAGATATCAGTTTAGGAACTGACTCCACATCAATACTATTGTTGTCACAGAAGTGAACAACAGCATCAATATAACTCATTCCATCACCAGTATGAACAAGAGACTCAATCTCTTGTGCGAATCGAGAGGGGCAGAAGAATTTATTTTCTAGTGCTTTTTCTAGTTCATTCTCCATTCTCTGTCCTAAGATTGTGAGATACAAATTCTTTAATATAGCGAACCAATAACTTAATATAATCCCCTTTGTTCCTTTTGTCAAATACCTTGACCTCGCCACCAGGAGTAACCATGATGGTGATAAGTTTTTTGATAGGGATACCAGTCAACTCATAGTAAGCAGAAGCATAGAACATTTCCTGAACGAAATAGTTCTCCAACCACTCTTCTGGTTTAATTTTTTCGGATGTTTTAAAATCGATGACTGCGAGTTCTCCTTCGTACTCTCCGATACAGTCAACTCTACCAGCTAACCCAAGGTACTCAGAGTACAGAGTCCTCTCTATAGCGTGTATATTATTTATCTTGTCCAGATATGGTTTGGCATGAATGAACATAAACTTAGTCAGAGGTTTAAAGTCATCCCAGTTTATTTCTTTGTTCAACATGTAGAGTTCAGTTGCCGCATGGAAATCTGTTCCACGGGCAGTTGCTCTCTTGGTGATACGGTTTGCTTCCTCAACACCAACTCGCTTACGCCACTTGGCAAAGATCTGCCGGTTGTAGAAAGAAGTTACAGATGTAATAGAAGGCACCCAGTCTCCATTTGGAAGATTATAGAGACGGATGCCTTGGGTTTCTTTCTTGTTTAGTTCGAGGTCACCAAGATAATTACAATGCTCAAAAATCATAAATTCAAATCCATTTTAGCAATTAGATATTCTTTACAGAGACCAGACCTAACGATATCCTCAACACCAAATTCAATAATATCAATTGATGGCATGAGTCTAAGAACTCTCATAAAATCAGCGATGCCAGTCTTTTCAGAAGCCTTGACAAGATCAGATTGAGTAGCATCGCCACAGAACATGATCTTACTATTTTCACCAATCCTTGTAATTATACTATCAAGTTCATGGAAGTTCAAGTTCTGAAATTCATCAACAATAATGATAGCATTGTCAAGAGTTGTGCCACGAATAAATGAGGTAGACCAAAAAGAAATAGTGCCTTGGTTCTTGAGGTTACCATACAGCATTTCAAAATCAGAATCTGTAGGCATCTCAAACATATACTTCACCATATTCTTATATGGAATTTGGTAAAGAGATGACTTGTCCTCATGATCACCAGGAAGAAATCCAATCTCTCTGGTTGCTACAAGCGACCTGACGATGTAGATCTTTTCATATGGAGTCTTGGGATCAAGAACATCTTTAAGAGCATTGTAGAGAGTTACAAAAGTCTTTCCTGTACCCGCACAACCGTATGCAACAATGTTTTGATTGTTCTCATAACAGCGGAAAAGTTCTTGTTGATTCTCTGTCAGAGGCTCGATGCGTTTCATCAAGTCTGCGTTGATTGGTTTCTTTCTTTTCATGTTTTTGTTGCTCATCCCAAATGGGACTACAGGTGATTGGGTCTTTCTTTTTGATGGCATACGCTGTAAAAGTTAGAAGGATTAACCGTAGTAACGGTTTTTGCTGACCGTTGCGCCCGGTTGTTTGGACGCACGATCTAAGACCTCATTCCATCCGTTGGATTTAGCCTCGCCGGTCCACTTAAATTCAGTATCAATTCCAGCACATCCTTCTGACCAGTCTTTTTCCCACTCTGGGTTTTCTTTTCTCCACTCATCGTATGCCTTCATAGACATCATGAGTTCTTTCTTTTCTTTTGTTTCTCTATTAATAACAGGGTACGTTGGCATAAACGTTCAATCCTTTTCTTGTATTTATTAAATCCATTCCATTGCTTCCGCAACGGCAGGGAACTGTTCGCAGAAGATCTTCTTTGCACCTAAAGCAATGTCCATGTGTTCTTTCTGCGTACCATTAGCAGAACGCAAATCGATATAATGGATCCATGATCTTACTGAGCCCGTCATGTAAATTTTTGTGGGCGTGGCCAAAGGAAGCACAAAACGAGCACACTCCTTTGCGATTGATGCATCAAGCATTTGCTTGTAGAGTTTCATTCCTGCTTCAAAGTGCTGTTGTATTTTGACTTGGAAGTCTTGCCGAATAAACGGGTCCAAATCATCAGTAGAATTTTGACGATTCTTGAGGTCTTGGCGTCGGAGTTCTGGGAGGGGGATCTCCTCCGCGAGTAGGGAGGAATCAGCATAGCGTTGTGAAAATTCCTGATATGTAAATGAACGGTGACGCAGCACTTGAGCCGCTATGCCTCTGGTGGTATTGATTTCCAGAGTCATATATGCCTGCTCAAAGATACTCCAGTGCTGATGCTTCACACAATATTTAAGCAGACCAGAGAACTTCTCATTCTCCTGGTTTGCAGGGTTACTTACACGGGCACAATATGCCATGTGCTTCTCCGCATCAGGAGTTGCACTGATAAGTTTAATCTGGGTATCCATCATCGTCATCAAATACTTCGTCGTAATCGGTTATATAATTTATAGTAGAATCATTAAAGTTTTCCTGCTTGGTTGTATATGAGTCTATATCAGAAAATACTTCACTTTCCAATGACTCAACAAGAAGTTTGAGATTCCTTACTATTAATTTAAGTTTGTCTCTATCCATAAAAAATGGGAGGTTTCCCTCCCATTCTAACAATATTTAATTGGTAAGTCAATCACTTAGAGTAAGTCTTACCGCGATAGCAGAATGTACCGTGGGTTTCCTTACTTTCAACACAACGAGTATCATACTCAACACCACGATATGAGGTGTGAGAGATCTGAGCATCGTGCAGGGCAGCAGCTTTGTTGATCTGCTTACGAATGAGATTGAGTGTGTTCATGATAGTTACTCCTAAAGTAATTGGATTTTTAGGTCCGTTCCTTTAGTCGTTTGCGTCCCATGGACAATGAGGAGTTGCCTCCATAATTGTATCAATGAGTTCCAATCTAATTACTTTATTCATTTCTTCATTTGCTTTGATCCTGAGCATAATAGCATCAGCATCTTCACATAGGAGATTTGAATATAGAAGGAAATCAATCATGGGATGAACGCTCCGTTCCGCGACTTACTTGCGTCCCACAAAGTGGGATGAACGACAGGTCTATTATAGACCTCATAGATTATATAGTCAAGTAGTTGTGTAACTTGTGATACAGTTTAATTATTTTTTAAACAAGTATTGCAGTGTCTCCTTCAAGGACCCTCGATGGTTAAGTCCAATGGAGATC